AGTAAAGTCTTTGTCATTTACAAATCCATACCCTATCGGCTTACAATGAATATCTTCTCTTTCACAAATCGGAACTGAAGAATCGACAGATATTACATATCTCTTTCCGTCAATCATCTCTTCAACTCCGTATCGTGCTAAAAGCAAATTCTTGCATCTTGCTTTTGATGTATGGTTCTTTTCAGCTATTTTCCCAACAAGCAAATGAAAGTAAGCATTGGCATTCAGGCTTCTCTTTTTGCTTATCCTTTTGACAATAATCGAAAGCATTCCTTCAAGTCCGTTTAATTCGTCTATGGAGTCAACTTCGAATGTCACTCGGAATCGGTTTTCAAATGTTCGAATAATATCAACTATTGTTCCGTTCATCGTTATATTGAGCCTTTACCTTTTCCCAACCGCCTATGACATTGGCAAATTGTTCTTCTCTCATATCCTCAATCTTTTCAAGTTTGCATTTCTTCAGGATAAATTCGATTGGGATCCCATCTTCCTTGCAAGTTGACTTTAAAGATTTGATTTTTAATGCAGAAATCTTATCTTCGCCACTAAAGGATTCCATCTTCTCAAGTTCCCAATTAAAGACAACCACTCTTGTCTTTGAATTTATAATCTTAAGTCTGGATATCTCTTCCTTTTCGTTGTAACCGATATCCTCAACTTCAAACTTGTCAAAGCACTTTCCTTCGGTTATCTTGGCTTTATCACTTCCAAGCCATATAGACGGAGCCGTATATAACTCTCTTCCGATTCCCCATTTAAACCCGGCTCTCTTAAACGCATCAGAAGCTCTTCCTTTTTCGGCTTCTGTGTTAGATTCAGTACCGGCATCCCACTTCCACATATAACCTTCCGAAGTCCTGATTCCGATTCCACCATATAAAACACCATCAATGACTTTGAAATCGTTCTGCCAATCAAAGACACCTACTGTTTCATCAAGAAGGTTCGCATCCGTTCTTGCTGTCTTATAAAGCAGCAAACTTATACCACTCGACTTAACCTGTGCGATTCTGCACTCGATTTCGTCTGCTTTTAATAATCTAAATTTGTTCATGTTGCTCCTTTCCCAAAGTCCCGGACATTTCCGTGACGAAATATTAAGAATAAGTATAGGTTTACAAGTTCCCATCCGGGACTTTGACTCTAATCATGGCATCCAAAATATTTTCTAAACTCCATCTCCCTTTCGGTTCTGAAGTCAGAAACCGTGTCATTAGCCTGTAAATCTGTTCTCTCTGCCTGAATCTTCTGTCGAGTTCTGCGAACTGTCTCAAAGCAAGGGAGTCCAAGTTCTTCAAGATTCATAAGAATCGTTGAAATAGGCTTATCCGAATTTCCTTTACCGATGGCATCTATAACCATTAGATAAAGCAGATTGTCCGAGTTCCTTGTCTGCGGATATCTTTCAAGAATTTGAGTCACAAGTTTATTGGTTTTCTTAAATCTCATAGTTTCTCCTTATAATCAAAATCAATTCCTAACACATCAAATGCATTCAGGATCTCCCAAACTGTCCAATCAGTTTTCCCTGAAAGTTTATTGCTTATGCTCTTTTGCGTAATGTTAAGAGAATAAGCCAAAGATTCCTGTGATATCTTCTTTATTCGCATTTCTTCACGAATAAACATATTTAATTGTTTGTAATCTTGGGAAACCTTATTGAACTTCATCGTGTGATCCTCTTTTTGCTTTCCACTCCGAATATGCCAATCCAATCATCAGAGCTGTTGGAATATACAAAAGTTCGATTAAAAAGAGCCAAAATCTGAAATTGAATATTTCAAAGAATTTTTGAATCATGCTGTCTCCTTTCCTATTTCCGAAAGAAGTGGTATAATAACCTCAATAGTGAAATACTTCTTCGGAAGTAATGCTTTGCACGAAGCTCGGTTTGTGGGATAGCCGGGCTTCTTTTTTTAGTTCTCAAAAAAATAATCAAGCGGAACATCCAATGCTTTGCAAATTCGGTAATATTCGGATGCTTCCACCTTTCGCCCTCTTAAACAAATATCTGAAACAACCGAAATTGAGAGTCCTGTCTGCTCTGCAAGAAATGTCTGCTTGATTCCGTGTGAATCGAGATAAGCCTTAATCTTTTCTCCCATTATCAATCTCCTTTCGAATTATTGTCCTAATATTTAGGACACCTTTAATATAGTCCTAAAATTTAGGATAGTCAACACTTTTTTTGTTAAAAAGTACATTTTTTTAGGACTTTTGCCGATAAATGTACTATAATAGTCAAAGGAAAGAAGGTGCCAAAGATATGAAGAATGATTCAGAAATTAGAGCTACAATACGAAATCGGCTTGTAGAATTGCGCAAAGAACACAACTTGTCACAAACTGATGTGGCAAATTTATTAGGAAAATCAAAAAATGCTGTTGGTTCTTGGGAGCAAGGATTGTCCTTGCCGGATATTGAAACTCTTTATAGATTAGCAAAATATTACGAAAAATCTTTAGATTATATGTATGGAGAAGAACCTACGGAGACTCATTAAGCCTTAATAGTTAACCCAATGTTAATAATAAATCATTTAAATTTGCTTGTTAGAGTCTCCGATCCTTTAACTTAATGCGATATTAACATTGAATTTTTCTGAAAAGAAGTTCCAATTATGAAACAGGAGTGAAACACATGGCGAACACTAAAGACATCATTATTAAGTTAAAAGAAGTCAGAGAAGAAAAGGGATATTCATATACCGACATCATCAGTTTGATGGAAAAGAACAACGATTATATATCCAAGTCCACTCTTTCAAGAGTCTTTGCTGAAGGCTCCGAGGATGTTTCTTTTAAGTATGACGAAACCATTAGACCGATTGCCAAGGCTCTTCTTGATATTGAAACGATTGAAGAAACAGATAATATGGATGTTCAAGCCATGAAATCTCTTCTGAAATACAAAATGCAACGAATAAACGATTTGGAGAAACAGGTCGAACACTTACAAGTTGCTTTGGATAAAGAAAAGATAAAATACCAAGAGAAGTTTGAAAAGGAAAGAACTTTATACAATGACAGAATTAACTTCTTAACTTCTCAAATTGATTTAAAGGATAAAAGAATGGATCAATTACTTGATGCCGTATTCCAAAAGGATAAGCAACATCAGGAATTGCTTGATAAACTCATCAAATGTTCTTGCTGCGATAAAAGGAGTAATTATGACTATTGAGAAACTTCCAAGTGGAAATTATCGAATAAAAGAAATGAGAAATGGCAAAGTTTATAGGATAACTTTGGATCATAAGCCAACCAAATCCGAAGCCAGAGATTTATTACAAGATAAGATTGATGGATTCAATAATGACACTTCCTTTTACAAAGCTGCCGACTCTTATATTTTGAGCAAAAAGAATGTTCTCTCTCCGGCTACAATCCGAGGATATCGAGTTATATTAAATAATCTCGACAAGAACTTCACGGAAATGCCAATAGACAGAATTACTACTCCTGTTCTTCAAACTCTTGTCAACAAATTAGTCCTTACCCATAAACCCAAAACAATTAAGAATATAAACGGATTTATTGTTTCTGTATTGAAATATTACGGTTCCGAAGTGAAAAGTCCTACTCTTCCCCAAAGAACCGAGAACAAAATCTATATTCCAAGCGAGGATGATATAAAACGGATCCTAAACGAAGTTAAGGGAACAAAATACGAAGTTCCATTCATTTTAGCCACATTAGGTTTGAGAAGGTCTGAAATATGTGCTTTATCCCCTTCAGATTTAAACGGAAATGTTCTAACGATAGATAAAGCCATTGTTGAGGATGAAAACGGAGATTGGCATATTAAGACAACGAAAACACCATCTTCCATAAGAACAATTGTTATTCCTGATTATGTTGCCGAACTCATCCGGGAAAAAGGAATATACGATTCAAGTCCTCATTCGCTTTATTCTGCTCTTAAACGAGTTCAAGACAAACTTGGTATAGAGAGATTCGCCTTTCACAAATTAAGGCATTTCTTCGCTTCATATATGCATAATCAAGGCTATACCGACAAACAGATTCAAGAGTTTGGCGGATGGAAAACCGATGCGATTATGAAAACGGTATACCAACACGCAATGGAGATGGATGAGGTTAAAAAGAGCATGGCTAATAATATAGGTTCTTTAATAAATTAGCCACGAATTAGCCACGAATTTTAGAAAATGCCTATTTATAAGGCTTTGTAGACGAAAGTTGAAGTGTCCGATTCCCGTTAGCAGCTGAAAAGAGAAAATCCCCAAAATGCCGACAAAACACCGTGTTTTCAAGCATTAGGGGATTTTTTGTTTCTCAATTTTAGGTAATATTTTTCCTAAAAAAGTAATACTTTTCTAAAAATTTTAGCCACGAATTATCCACGAATTAAGGGGAGCCTTATTGACTCCCCTTAAAATTATCTCTCTTCGATAATTCTCATACAATCTCTTATAGTCTGTCTTTCAGGCTCTGATGCTGCGTTTTCTAACTTTCTTTCAAGTTTATCCATCATCATTTCTTTTTCTTCTGCCCTACTATATCGACCTCGTGAATTTCTTCTTTCGGAATATCTTCCGTCAGAATCTCCATCCATGCCTAATCTTCCATCATAGGAAGTTCTGTATGCCATATTTCGAGAGTTTCCTCTACCACCGGCATAAGAATAATAAGAACTATCGTATGAACCATCGTTTGAGCCGTATTCTTTCATGGCTTTAATTGTTTCGCCATAATAAATAGTTTTAACAGCTTTATAGATATTATCAAGCTCTGTCGGAGAAATATCGCCTTTCTTGACAATAGGTTCAATCATATCTTCAAGCGTATAGTTTAAATCTTCTAAAATGTGCATATATTCTCCTCTCTACGCAATTCTTGTGATAACCAAATTTGCATTTTGTACGTTAATAACTCCCGTGGGTTCTGTTGCCGGATCTAATGAAGTTGCATCTACATATCTAACCGATGCAGTAAAGCAACAACCTTTAGGAACTGTTATCAATGCTGTTGATGTTACATTTCCAAGTTCGTCAACTGCCTGTGGGGTAAATATCGCCAAACTTGTCGGTCGAGCTTCTCCGTTAACAGATATTGCCAATCCAATAGGAGTGACTTCTCCATCTTCGGGAACAGAAATGTTTCCATTAAATGTCAACTGATAACGAGCAAAGCAATTGTTGGTTTTGCCTTTGAGAATAAAAATACCTGTTTCATCTTCGTGATAAACACACCCAGAATTGCATGGTATAGAAGCATTAAACAGAATCGGACTATTCAAAGCCACATTCTGTTGAGCATTTGCTAAATATTCTGCCATAACATTACCCCCTTAAAAGTTTCCGCATCCGCATCCGTTATTGTTGCAAGTAAAGATGGGAGTTCTTCCGTAAACAGGAGTTGAAGGAACAGGGCAGTTAGAAAGTCTGTTATATAAAGCATCAACTTCATTTGCAAATCCCTGTGTAATGAGTGCATTCTGTGCTGTCTGGGATTCACGAAGTGTTGCCATATTTAACTGTGAACGAAGGTTTTCGTTGTCCCTCTTGTAACCGTCTAACTCCAATGCACAGAGTTTGTCCAAAATAGCCTGTGTGTTTGCCGTATTACTTGCGATAACATCACGAACACCATCGGAAAGAGCCTGTCTGTCTGCACAGTTTTCTGTGGCAACAGTATATTTAAGGTCTGCGATGTTTGCTCTGTTTTCACAGCAGCAGTTCTGAAGAGCCGACTGAATGCCAAACATCTGCTGCATATCAGCCATCTGTCGAGCATTGGCACCCATTTCAACACCTGAAAAACCATTTGCAAGTGCCATCTGCATATCGGAGCAACATCCACAAAGCTGTGTAGAAAGTCCATTGATACCATCACGAATTGAAGTGATACCATCATTAAGCATTGCATCTCTAAATCCATTGTTTGTGTTTGAGTTAATGTTCTGCTGACCTGTTAAGAGCCAAGGGAAATCTCCGTTTCCACCGCCAAAACCGCCACCGAAGCCATTGCCCCAACCGCCACCGGCAAGAAGAAGTAAAAGGATTATCCATCCCCAATCTCCACCGAAGCCACCGAAGCCATTGTTACTTCCACCACACATAGGTGTGACAGGCATTACCATTCCATTGTTTTCATCTGTAAAAGCCATAAAATTATCTCCTTTCAATTATTAAGGTTAGCGACCATTCTCAAAGCGAATAGTCGGTATATAATAAAAGTCCGTACGCAACTTCTATTATCAAAACATTCCTTTGAACATCGGATGATTCCTTAATTGCATCGCTTTGTTCACTTGCTGTTGGGAAACTTGCCCGGTATTTAATAAATGTTGAATGATTTGGTTCGGATCATTCATGCTTTGCGGTATATTAAACCTCTGTGACAACATTCCCATTGGATTTTGTTTGAACTGATTTACCATTTCTTGTATATTCATTGTCTTTCCTCTTCTTCAAAGTTTCAATTTCGCTCCATAAGGAATTGATTCGTTCTTCAAGACATGCAATCTGCGTTTTCAAACTTTCGCAGCCACATTCCTTCTTGGGAATCTCTTCTTCCTGAACATCCTCTTTGACTAATCTGTATTTTTCAAACACAGGCTTGTCCAATTGAGAAAATCCCATTGTCTTGGAATACACATAAGGAGCATTTTCATCCTTGAATGTGACGGAATTTCCATAAGCAACAGGATAATTTCTCGCTTCTATCTCATTCCGCACCGGGATAAAAGGACTTTGAGTCTGTTGCTGTTGCGGAGCATAGTTTTGATTTTGCATTAAATAAGGGTAATTTGTTGGGAACATTAGAACTCCTTTCGCCAATAGAAAATTGGAACCTCATCTCCACTATCCCAAGAATCATAGTAATTTCCGTTTTTTACGGCAATCACATGGGTTCCTGTTGCCAAGAGAAAAGAACCTCTCGGATGGTCGAGACAAAACTGTTTTACCGAATAGCAATTAGGGCAAGTATCAGGAATGACATATTGCCGATATCCTTTTTTGTAAAGATATGCTCCCCACACCGCATTGCTTGATGGCATATCATCCATCTCGAAGCTTTCAAGGCATAATTCAACATGAACATCCTTCCAATCCTGATTAGTCAACTTGGCAATTGCTCTGATCACACAATCGCCCACTAATTTTTTTGATGGGTTTGGGTTATAAAAAATATATGCCATACCTGTCTTACCTCTTAAAAAAATTGTAATAAAAAAAGAGAGTGTGGACTTCCACACTCCCTTTAGTCTTTTTCTACAATATTTATACTCTTTTTATTTTATTTTTGACTCTTTTAGCCAATTTACTCACTTGTTGCTCGGAAATATGCATTTCAAAAGATATCCTGACATTAGAATAATCCTTTGTCTTTAATAAAAAGTATTGCATTTCGCTTTCCGTAAAGTTGCATTCACTTATGAAATGATTTATTTCCGGCTTTGTGTAATCTCTTATAAGCATACATTCGCCTTTTATTCAATTATCGTTTCTTAAGTGAATAAGATATTACACCGAGAACCAACTTGGAAACTTATTCGCTTTATATTAAATTAGAAAAGTTTAACTCTCCTTTCTATTTATATAAAGCACCCCAAGTTTTCTGTCCGACACATCCATCGACAACTAATTTGTTGCCGTTTACATCCGTGTTCTCGGATTGGAACTTTTTAACAGCTGCAAGGCATCCGTTTCCGAAGATTCCGTCTATGCCTTTAGGATCATAACCCTTCGCAACAAGAAGTTTCTGAAGTTCCGTGACATATTTCCCGGTATTGCCCTTTTTGAGAACAGGATATTTTGAATAATCAGGTTTTTCAATAGGCTTGGGATTATCAATTGGAAGATATTTAACCCATTTGTCCATTCTTCCGTGTTGAGTCCATTTGCCGTTTCTTGCTCCACCTTTATGATTGTATCTCTCTCCCTTTGAATTAACATAAGAGTAAAGAATACCACCACCCCAAGAAGTTGTGCATTCAATGACATTATATTCCTTGCCATTTATGATGTTTGTTCCTACAAAACCACCAATATGCCCCTTCATGTAAAGGATTCTGGGTTCTCCATCAACGAGCTTTGAGAAATCCGAGGAAACATCGGAGCATTGTCCGATTAGTCTCGCTTCAGTACAATCTCCCGTGTTCGAAAGATTTCTCTGATAATATCCGGGAGTCTGATTATAAACATCATATCCGTTTAAGATTGCTTTATAAAGATTCACGCAATCGGCAGAAGTTCTTCCGTCTGTATGGACATAACAAAGATTATCAGGATATTTGTTCTTATAATATGTCTTACGAGATGCAAGGACTTTGGCTCTTTTGATAAACTCATCGCTTGTCATAATAACCATATTATTTCTCTCCTATTTTGTTATACTGTAATGTCGAGATTCCGATTAACGCACCAAGGAAAGTGTCAATTGCAATAATAGTTCCTTCAATTTCTGCAAGATAAGGGAATCCCCAAATCTTTCCGAGAGCGAACCAAAGTGTAGCTGTTGCCGGAAGGAATATCATACATATCCATTTGAGCCAATTATAAACCTTATCAGGAAATACCATATCAATTCTCCTTTCGTTCATTAAATCTTTTTTTCGCAATAATGCTCATTTTTCTTTTTGATTCTTCTGTATGACATAGCAAAGTTGCTTTATGTCCTATTTTGCTTTCTGAAAGATGTTTCCTTGTTAAAGGATTCATGGAATTTTCACTTTGTGTAACCCATCTTAAATTATCTGCACAATTATTTAAGCAATTAGTATCAATATGATCTACATTAGGCTTATTCTTCGGATTAGGAATAAAAGCAATCGCAACAAGTCTGTGTACTGTAAATGCCTTTACTTTGCCTTCCTTACATAAAGACACCATTAAATATCTTCCTGTTTTGCCATATTTCAAAATCTTCTCGTGCTTATGCTGTGGACTTCCATTGTTTTTCACTAATCTTTCAAGTGCCTTTACTCTACCCAAATTGCTTACTTGATAGAGTCCTTCATATCCAACTACATCTTTCCAGACTTCATTCATTTCGACCTTCTTTCTCGACCTTTTAAACAAATAGGCGAAAGCATAAGGTCGACAATGCTTATCAATAGGTTTGCAAGTCCTATCTATTCGCCTATACTGTTTACTTAATCAATTTCTTCTTTTGTTGGCAAAGACATAAGGTTTTCCCTTCTCTTGTCCATTATTCCATTTGCCCCAAGAGAATGATAATTTTGATACATATTCTCCCAATCTTCTAACTCGCTCTCATAAACAAAACCTCTTTGCTTATAATGATAATAGTCCTTCAATAACTGACTTCGCATTTGAGCCTGTTGTGCTGACATTAAGATTTTTATTTGTCCAGAGTATTTCCCCAATTTCTTGAATATAGCTGAAAACATAACAAAAACTGTTGGAAAACCGAGTAATGCCAAAAAATCAAGTATAATAATTGTTTTTTCCATTGTTATTATCCCCATATTTCGTCTTTCATTTGATACTACCTCTTTAAATCAATACTTGTGATGAATTTTGTCTGAAATTAGTTGTTGAAGCTATTGTCATAGGGAAGTAAATTTGAATTACACCACTTGTAGTAACATTAACAGTTACCATTGTAAAAGACGAACTCTGTCCAACTACTTGCATTTGAAGTTGTTTAGGTGCTGTCCAATTAGAGATTCTTCCTATTTCAACAAAGTCGGGAGTGGGATTTCCACTAACACCGATATTCAAGTTGAAGTAAAGGGTATTGTTTTTCTTATAAGCCGAACACGCAGAAATTGAAGATACATAACTATTCTGTGTATAGGTTATTGTCAAGGCTTGTGTGTCCATTACGTCTTTAACATTTCCACTTCCATAAACAATATCCTCTGCACTTAAATTATCAACCTTATTTGATACATTATAGATTCCATCTTCAATATGATTCATTCTTGTGGGATTCACATAAGAAGTTGTATCCCAAATTTGTTTGATGTAATTCAATAATGACATTACTCTTCTCCTTTCTTTTCTTCCTGTGCTTTCGCTTCTGCCTCAAGCTCTGCTTGAACTGTCTTATCTGCAAGATCATTAACCAAATCATGCACTTCTTTAACAACCATTCTTTTAACTTCAATAGGAAGAGTGGATTGATTAAGAAGTGCAATCATATCTTCTCTTAAAACTCTTATTTTTAAATTATCTGCCATATTACCATCCCCAATAATCAATTCTTTGTCCGCTTATCGTTTTTGTTCTTCTTCCGACTCCGTACTGTGTTCCACCATCAAATATGTAAAGGTTATTTAAATAGCCGTATGAAGCTGATAAACTATAACAAGCAATACCTTTTCCAGCAAAGTTTGCAATAAGTCCATTTATATCAATACGAGAAGTGCTTATTGTTCCAGAAGTAATCTTGTTTGCATTTATGTTTTGTGCCGAAAAATTATCTGTTGTAATAGCCTTTGCATTCAAAGTGTTTACTGTAGCTGCAACAGCATTTAATTGATTAACCGTTACATGATCTGCTTCAAGACTTTGAACTCTTGCATTTATAGCGTTAACTGTGTCTGCATTGGCATAACCTTTAACAGTAATTCCACTTGCATTGCATTTAAACACTTCTTGGTTATTTGACATCAACTTAAATTCATTTGATGTAAGATTCCAACCAAAAGAAGAACTTGAACCACCACTTTGGCTTACTTTTGCACTTATCTGCGATGCCTGTTGAGTAATCTGCGATTGTAAACTATTTGTTGTGGTTTTTGTTGCGTATGTAGCTGAAACTGTTGTCTGAATCTGTGATGCTGATTGTGATATTTTTGATTCGGTCTGAACTTTTGTGTAATAATTTGAGCCTAATTCAAGACTTATTTCTTGATAATCGCTTGTAAGTTCTTCTGCCGTAGCTTCAAGAGTGGCAATACGAGCCAAAGTCTGTGTTGTAACTTCATCCTCTATTTCTTTCCAAAACCACACACCATTTTCTTGAACAAATCTGTAAGCCAAATTATTATCAGTATCATAAACAAGGTCACTTCGATGATCCTTACGGTTTTGTTCCGTATATGTGAAATGAGGGAACTCATCCCCACCTTCAGCCATTCCTTCAGTATATATGTCCGCTGTTCTTATTGTGTTATTACAAGGAATTGATGTTGTAAAATCCCAATAAGGATAATTAAGAAGTGTTGGTTCTCCTTCTCTTTCATAATAAGCAATCTCGCCATCTATTTGGCTTTGAAGGTTTTCAATCTGAATCTGTAAACCTTCTGCCGTTTGAACAATTTCTGTTTGAAGTCCTTCGGCAACATTTGTTATTGTCGACCGGGTTTCTTCTACATCCCTGTGAAGTCTGTTTGTTTTGCCAAGCAAAGCAATAAGGTTTGTATTTGTATAAGCTGCAGCTTGAGAATATTCAAATAAACCCTTGGAATCAATTGTTTCTCTTTGGAAATCTGTATTTCTGTTTAAAATAATCGTCTGATAAGTGTTATCAAATCCGTCAGGAACTGTAATTAAATCTCCGAGTTCATAAATCGGATTAAACATCTGCTCGGATGCCAAAGGTTGAAACGAGAACCCTTCAAGTTCATCAAAAATATCATCTGCAACATCCTGAAGGTCTGATGCCGATAATCCATAGAAGAACATATTTCCTTCAATAATATAAGCATTACTTCCTGTGCCGGAAACAGCTCCAATGTCCTCTGCATCCATTCGAACAATAACTTTGTCGATTGATTCCGTTATATAATCGGATTTTACCATGTCACTTACTTCGCCAAGAGCAACCGTACGATTATTATTTGTTATGGAGATATAAGAAAAGTTTCCATCATAATCTATGTGTCCGAATGCCAAGTTTGCTTCACATAAAGGTTTTATTATATCTCTGCCGAGAATCGTCTCTCCACCAATAGATTGGTTAACATTCCTTGTGTCAAAAAGTAAAGTTGCTGCATTCTGTGTAATACCAAAATAAGTAAAGAAAGCATTTCTAAAGTTTGACATTGACATGGGAAATGTCAAAGAATTATACCATCCTGTCACGTTGGCATTAAAAATTTCATAAAGGGCATCATAAGCAACAACCTTCATTGTGTTATTTCTGCCATCTAAATCAGCCGTGTATATTTTGCCTGTGAAGATTTTTAATTCTGTTGTGGTTCCTTTTTGAGCATAAACCTCTAAAGAATAAGTGTTTATAGGAGTATCAAAATCATTAAGAGTAAGTTCAATGCCTGAACTAATACATCCCACAAAGAACAAACAATCATCATCAGAAATTGACTCTTTAAACCGAATTGCTCCGATGTTTTCATCTGGAATCGACAATTCAAGTTCAGGAATATAAACTCTGACTTTTGTATATGATATTTGACTCCATGCAGCTTGAGTGTCTTGATTAACCGTTCTCATTTATTGCTCCGTCAATGTAATCTTTGTTGCCCCATAAAAGGCACCATCCTCTTTTACTGTAATGTGTCCCCATTCAAAAGACTCAATATCGAATGTTCCTTCATCGTAATCGTTTGCATTATCATCCCAATATTGAACTGTAACCGACCGGGAAGAAAAGAAATTCGCAAAAGTACCATGATCCGTAGCCAAGTGTTCTCTTATCGAAAAAGAAATCACAGTTTTATCGTCTGGATAATATGTTTTGTGAGTAATTCCTTTTAGATCTTCCCAACTCTTGCTTACTCTCGGACTTTTAGAAAACGAATAAGAGCCTTTTGCCATATCGTTATTGGGAAATATTGTCCCATCAATCTTTATTCTGTAACCTGAATATGCCATCGTTTACTCCTTATAATGCGGACAAACCACCATGCGTTCTTTTATAAATCGTATTCTGTGAAACCACTTCATCAAAGAGATTCTTTGTATTCGGATTGATTGTCACTTGCAATCCTACGGTTTGCAATGCTTCAACAAATGCCTGTGTTATATCTTCTTTGGTTAATGTTGAAACATTGTTATTGTTCAAAGGAGTAACTTGTGCTCCCTTTGGAAGTGTAAGAAGTTCGGCACCCTCTTCTCCGACAATTGCCGATCCTTCTTCGGCAACAACTCCACCTTTTGCCAAGAGTGGAATATTAACTTTCGGAATTTGCGTTGTGTCTTTATTGATATCTACACCGGGAATAAGGTTTGCCAATTTGATTGCTGCCGTGATAACCATGTTAATGAGGTCAATTACGGCATTGATGGTTCCTGATATATAAGTAATGATTACATTTACAAATCCCTTTGTAATCTGCTTAATACCTTCCCAAGCCTTTTCCCAATCTCCTGTGAATACACCGCTTAAGAATGTTGCCAATCCGTTAATTACAGAAATAACAGCCGTAATCCAAGGTTTAACATCTCCCATTATGTTTCCAAGAGTATCTGCAACAACTTCTTCAACAAACTCAATCGCCCAAGTTAATGCCGGAATAACGGCAATCGTAATATTGGTTATTGCATCAATCAAAGGCGGTAAAAGTGTTGTGAGTAAATCAACCAAGGGAACCAAGATTGCCATTAACAATGAGCTAATAGGCTCTATCAAAGGCAACAATGCCTGAACTAACGGCAATAACGAATTGATAATGTCTACCGCTAAAGGAAGTATGGTTTGAATTATCTCCATAGCAACCGGGAGCAATGCCTTTAGTATTTCAAACAATATCGGTAATACCGCTTGAACCACTTCTGCCAAAACAGGTGCTAACTGTCCCATAAAACCTTGGATTTCAGGCATAAATGCCAAAAGCTGATTTATAACATCAATCATAATCGGCATTAAAGCAGAACCAAGAGCCGTAGCCAAAGAACCAATGCTTTGTTTTAAGTCAGAGAACAAATCTCCGAACTCAACCCCGGCTTTGACGGAATCTTCGCTCATAACAATGCCAAGATCATGTGCTCTTTGAGTTAATGATTCAAAATCTTCTCCTGATTGTTCAATCAAAGGAGATAAAGTATAAGCAATCTTATCTCCGAACAAATCGGCTGCAGCTGCACTTCTTTCCTCTGCCGTACCTAATGACATTATTGATTCAATTGCTTCATCGAAATTAATGTCTGTACCTTCAAGTTTCTTGGCTGCCTGTTCAAGTGTTGAAACCTCAACACCACATTGATTAGCTGCATACGCATACTCTTGATATTTTTCTACACCGATTCCCATTCGAATGGATGCTTTATCAATTGCATCTGCCTGTGCTGCGATATCGTCTGTAACCTTTAAAGCAGCTGTTCCAACGGCAACACCCATTCCAACCATGGCGGTTCCCACGGCAATCGCACCTTTTGCGGTATTTCCCAAAGTCTCTGCGAATGAGGATGCTTTTTTATCTGTTTTTTGTAAGGATTCGTTTGCTTTGTCAGTATCAATAAAAATACTTCCGACAAGTTTGAATAACTCAACAGCCATTTTTGAACTTCTCCTGTATAGCTTCAGCTTCTTTCAAAATATCTTCCGAGGATCTCCAATCAATGTTGGCTCCTGTCGCTTGTTCATAGAACTTTTCGAATGTCATATAATGTCCACTTCGAATAAGACTCGGAAGTAATGACAAATATTCCTCACGGATTTTATCTTCCCGGTCTTTATTTATTGCCAAGACAACAAAATCAATAAACTCATCAAACTTCATTTCAGGAAAGTCAAATCTTCCATATCTATGAAGCAAAAGTTCTTTGATTTCTATTTCATTGACTTGACACCCAATGAGAAAAAACTCTTCCATTTCTCCCAATCGGCTACTTTTGATATGTTTTCAAAGGTCTCAATCGGATCCATTTTCTTAACATCCTCGACTTCCACTTCAAAGACGGATGCAAGGAATGAGAAAATCTCTTCTTCGACAGCCTTATCCGAACAATTAGTTAATATGGTAAATAACAAATCAAATCCAATGGACTCGGCATCCTTATCTTCTCCAATAGAAACCTTCTTGATTTCTTCTTTAAGGTTTGCTTTCGATAATATTCTTCCAAAAGCAAAAATATCTGTGTTTTGTAAATTTCTCATATATGTTCTCCCTTTGAAAAATAAAGGGAGTGCCGAAACACTCCCTCGTTAATTAAACTGATGCAGCAACAGCAGCATAAATGTCAGTAAGACGAGTGAGCATTGTAAGGACATTCATCGTAAGTTTTGCTCTGGATGATTCCATAACAACTCTGCCTTTGACAGCTCCTCTGTCTCCGTCTGCATTAATTTCTCTGAACTCTCTCTCAACCGAGAAAGAACCGCCACCACGAGTTAAAGCAACAGCCGTACTTCCGATATAGAACACTCCGGCACCGAGAACAATTTCACTTGCTCCTGAAGCCTGTGCGCTATCCATTTCAATGCTCCAAGGCTCCAATGTGGATGCTGATGCAGCATCGGTATTGGTATAACAAGCCTGAAATTCGATTGAAGGAACAATATCGTTTTTCTCTGCGATTGTCCAATCAATGTTTCCCATGTTAATAGCATCTGAAAGTTCGATAGTTACGGCATTGCCACCTTTGGTTTTTCCAACCCATTTTACGGCTTTAAAATCAGCGGATATAACTTCGCCTGTGCCGAGATATTTTGTTGTAGCCATTTTTCTACCTCACATAATTCTGAATTTGAAATCTTATTAAACGATGTTTTATATCCTTATCAGGATCAAGAACTGATTTTCTATCTATAAGATAGAATGTCGGAAGTATGTTTGTCTGTGGAAGGTTTTGTGCCTGAAGTAAATCTTCTACTTTGTCTGCCAATTCATCCACATTTGTTGAATTGGTTCCCTTATCCCATACATCAACTTCAAGTATGTAATCTTTTCTCGACAAGTCTCCAAGTTCGATTGTTCTGAATGAGAATACAATATGAGGATATAAGGCATCATCTGTTGCTTGTTCAAAAAAGACATTTGATGTTAATGTATTTAATTTGGTTTTAAGGAGAATTTTTAAATCATTAGTCCTCGTTACTGTATTACTCATCTTCTTCGTAATCTCCCTCATCAATCATCGAAAGAGCTGCAGCTTCATCCTCTAATCCGCTTAAATATTTGGATTCAATTTCGACTATCTGTGCAATGTTATCCTCAACACAAGATTGAAGGATCCCCAGTCTCGGCTGTTTTGAAGAACCAAGTTCTTGGAAGTATGCATAGAAACCGTCTTGTTTTCCTGACTTTAAGCCGATTTCGACTCTCGGAGCTGTGGTTGAAGCACTACTTTTGACAACATAGTTTACCGCTTTGCCACCATCCCCGGAATGTTTCTCAAATATTGAATAGTATTTTTCACGAAACTTCTTTTTAACAAACTTCGCCACATCACGAAGAGCAGCTCTATTAAGCTCATGTATGTAATATTGACAAGCATCCACATTCGAAGTGTATGTCACTCCGTCTTTGTTTACTTTTACAACCGATTTTGGAGCACTCATTCAATACCTCGTTTACATACGATTTCAAGGTTAATTTTGTTCCGATATGTTCGCAATATGGTGTAATCTTCTGCTTCTTCTTCGCCAAAAGGCTTATAAGACAGAATCTTTTCGCCTTGGTAATCAGCAAAGTCTGCGATTACGAATTTTATTTCAGGTTTTAACCCTACGGCTTGAGCCTGATAAAATTCACTCTGGCTTATTGATTTAACCTGTGCGAACACTTGACGATTGGAAAAGGTCTTAACCGTGTCTCCATATTCATTTACTGTATTTGTTTCCTTTTTAAAGGTAATTACATCATCAAACATTTTCGACTCCGTGTGATTTCCTTAAACAATCGCATTGATATTTGAAACTTGTATCGTATCTGTCTGCATCTTTTACATCTGATGCATAATAAGTTAAAGCATAAGTTCTGATTGCCGTTTCGACATCCTCTGTGTCTCCGTTTGCGTAGTCCTCATTAACTCCGGCTCGGATGAGTTCCAAACGAGCCGAAGTTATGATATCGGATATTTCTGCATCAAGGAGATTGTGAGAAATACGAAGAGCAAGTTTGACTTTATCCGCTATCGTTGGCGGAGTCGGAGTCGGATCTTCTGAAGGTTCCATGGAGGGTTCTGTGGTTTCATCAAGTTCCTCATCCGTTAAGATTTCATCTGTCATGTCCTTGCTCCTTTCCGACTATTTTTTTCTTGAAACCTTTTTAGGAAGTTCTTCCTTTTTAGGCTCATCAACCTTTTCAGGTTCCTTTGCTTTTGCTTTTGTCGGCTTCGGCTCTTCTAAACATTTGCCAAAGCCTCTATATTCTATTTCTTTGGCTCTTGCTTCAGGATATTCAACCTTTTCTCCGACATTGCGGAAAATGCTTGTGTCCTTATCAATAAAGCCTTTTGTAACCAACAATTTCATAAGCTATCCCCCTTATTAGATTGCAGCGGGTTTCGTTACCAAAGTAAATGCCTTGCAAGCTACGGGTTCAGCTGACATAAAGAGATCTCCGACAACCTCAATCATTCCCTGTTTTCTCTTTGTAAGTTCATCGATTGTAACAACAGGAATTTCTCCTTCAGGGAAGTTAGCCAAAGCACCATAACCGAAATCGCCAACAATCATCCAAACATCATTTTCAGATGCAGCTGAGTAAGCCGGAAGAGTATTGTTATATTTAACATCAAGTCCTTCAAAAGGATCGATTGAATATCCGGCTGCATAAGCAGCACTCTTCAAAGATGCATAAGATAACTTATTCATAACGATAACAGGGTTAGCTGCTTCATCTGAAAGGTTACCGATAGCTGTAACAACTGTGCTAACTGTAGTTCCCATTTTAACTTTTGCAGCCGAAGGAGTTGTTGATGTTGCAGATGTAGGGAGTGCAGCAATCTTGCCAATAAGATTATCAGCTGCTTTCTTAACGATCTTGTAAGAAAGCTCTTTGTATACATAGCGAAGGAAATCTTCTCCACGCATAGCCTTTGCTTCACGGCTAATTGTGATCCATTTGATGATATCTTCAGGAATAAGTGTTGCAATACCGTGTGAAAGGCTCTCTTCTGAAACCGCTCCTGAACCTTCATTGTGGATAATTGCATCATCTCCAGAGATTTCAAATTCAACCTGATAATTAGCTTTAACGTTAATTCTTGTTATAAGAGACATAATCTCATTCTTATCCCAAGCTGTCTTGATTTCATCATAAACAAGACTCGGAACTGCTACCTGACCGGCATCACCTACATTAGTTGTAAGTAATGCTCTAACTTCTGTGTCATCACCTGACTTAATATATTCAGCGAATGCATTGATGTACTCTTTAGAGTTTCTGTACTCTTCTACTTTTTTCATTTCGATTTCTCCTTTTCTTTCTTCGATTACATTAGGAACAACTTCGTTGTTCTGAATAGCTGTTGCTATTGCCTTGCGTTCTTCAAGGTCTTTAAGCTCTGCTTTTCTTTCGTTGAGCAAAGCTCTTTCTTCTTTGGCTTTAATAAGCTCTTCTTCGTTTTCTGAAGTTTCAACCAAAGAATCAAGTTCGGAAGCTCTTGCTTCAACTTCTTCAAGGCTCATGCCCCAGATTTCGTCTCTACTCATGTTCTTTCTCCTTTATGTAGTTATACTTTGCTTTCAACACTGCAATTCGCTGCTCTCTTGCAAGTCTCTCCGCTTTCTCCTGTTCGATAAATCCATCAAACCGAGATCGAGTAGCAACAGAAATGTCTGTCGTAGGGTTTGCCGGAAAACTTACAGCCGAAACATCATATAATTTTGTAATATGGCGAATCGTTCTTAAGTGTTCCGTTGTGTTATATTCATCATCATCTACAACAAATGCGAATGACATCTGCGTATACATTTCCGCTTCAATCTCTTCAAACATTTGTCTTGATGCCGATGTCTTTGATAAATCGGTTTTTGTGAAAAGTCCATTTTCATCAACCGATAGCTCAAGAGTTCCGTTTTTGGTTCTTGCAAAAACAGTTCCTTCATGATCCTTAAGGAAAACTACATCCGAAAAGTCTGTTCCTTCGAATGCTTCAGGAAGAATCCTTTCCTTATACTGAATGCCATCCATTTCAAACAAAACATATTCTTCGAATGTTGATGCATAACCTTCAACCAAAAAAGAAGATTCGTTTGAACCTTCTTCTTTCTTCCTAATCTGTACCATTGGCATATTTCGATATTCACGATTTTCTCTAATTGCCATCTTCTTCATCTCCTTCCTTTGGTCTGCCAACCGGGTTTCCTGTCGGATCATCGTCTGTTGTGTCTCCTGTCTTTTGCGTATCAAGTCTTAATACAAACTCATCTCCACCTTCATACGGAGCCATATTAAACAAGGCTCTATATTCATTAGGAGTCATTAAACCACGATCGACAAGGGCAACCATTGATATTTTGGTCTTTGCACTTGCATATTGTAATCTATTTGATTCAAACCAAACCTGATTACCAAAAGACAATTCTCTCTCGGAGAATATCTTTCGTGTAAGCTCCAAACTTAAAGCAATAAGGAAAGGTTCGATTCTGGATTCATAGAAAGCATCATATTCGGATTCACTATAATTGGAAGTGATTATCTTCTTATTTATTCCGAAGTATCTGTATACTCTCTCTCGGTAAGCATCTGCTTCTTCTGCCGTTGCCGTTGTCGGCTTTAATGAAATCTCTTTAAATTCCTGTGTGGCATCGAGTGAAGCAATTCCACCTTCATTTTCAAGATTCATGTAATCCTTAACAAAGGTTTCCTTCTGTTTTCTTAAATCGTCAGGAGAAAGCATTGCTTTTGTTGACT